GCATAAGCTCCTAATGCGGAGATGATTCCAATCATAGCCCAACGGCCATTCTGGATTTCTGCGTTGTCGTTCATTGTATATTCAATAGGAGGTTGAAGAGCGATTACTTCTGTATCGTTCATTATAAAATTAAAAGTGTACAAGTGGCAGGGACGATGAACTGTTCGGGCTGCCACGTGTTACATATACTGTTCAAGATTAGGGTATTTAATTAAAGCATTATCAACTGCTTGTTTTATTCTAGATATAGTGAAAGCTTTATCTCTTTCAATGATACCATTACTACAATGGTAATCACCCACGTCATCTTCTGAAGGTGGGTTTAATTTAAGAGGCTCTTGGTTTCCCTGTACCACTACCATTTTTACATTGTGTTCTGACCATGTAATATTATTAATGGGTGGTATTTTAAAATGCTCACATACAGTATCTAATGTGGATTGTACATTATTAAAAAATGAATTAGATTCAATCCAAAGCACATCTTGAGAACGTATCAATAAGCTTAGAATCCTAGCCCACTCATCTGTGTGAGTAGCTAGATCCCATTCACTTAGCTGTAGCATATGCCCTAAGTGAGAAGGTAGTGATCTATATAAAAAAACCTTTGGACCTTTAACTTCAGGAGCTAAATGTAATAAGTTTTTCCACGGTTCAATAAAACTACCTTTTGGTATATGATCTATAGATGGAGGCTCACAGTAAGTTCTAATAGTCTTACATAAGAGAGCACACATCAATGTAGAACCACTACCTTGGGTCGTGAACAACCACCTGTTCAGTGGAGTCTTCGTTATCATGGTCGTGTATATGTAACTCTGGATGAGCCATTGCGGGTGTGGCTAGTATAAATAATAAAAGTAATAGTTTCATTTTAATCTAATAGAAATGGTGAGTCATCCTCATCATCTGGGGGGTTGTAATCTAATGTGTATTCAACTTTATCATCCTCTACAGGATCGTCAAGTTTAGGATCGTCAGTCTGTAGATAATGCTTTCTACTAATCCAACCAGTGATTATATATTTATTTTGAGTACCTTTTAATTCAGCACCTCTATGTATATAACACCAAGTTGAAGGGAAAAGTAACATCCTACCTTGACGTGGCTGGACTTTAACACCATTCATAAATTCAGTACACCCACCGTCATGTATATCATTAATATACCATATGAAAGTAAGAGTTCTTTCAGATAAACCTTTCAAGTCTAGCATCATATCATCATGCCAATCATACCAGTCACCAGGTTTTGTTTCCTGCATCTGATATCCAGTATCAATTATCTCACCATTTATACATGATGGAGCATGATAACCTTCTTGCCCATCAGGGTAGAATTTTAATTCTAAACTTTGAGCTAAGTCAGCTTTGTATTCATGGATAGATGTGTTTAAAGCCTTAGATAAGACAGCATCATATTCCTCCCAGTCTGGGAATCTAGAGATATATAAATCAGTTGACCTTTTGACTGTAGGTTTGTATGAAGCATCATCTCCACACGCACCTACTAAACGTCTATCGTCTTCTAAAAATTTAGCGATAGCTGAGTCACAAAAATCAGGCTCAAGTATATTATCCCGTACCCAAATGAAAGGGTCAGGTGAAATAAACATAGCGGTTTGTCTTTAAGTGTTTACACTGTTGGTTTTTTTCTGAGCCTTTTTAGGGTAAAGTTTAACAGCATCCTTTAGTTTTTGTACGTCACCTGCTGCATCTTTAACAGCTTTGTCAAAGGCTCCGTGACTTTTTTTTAGTGGATCATAAACCATTAGAAATTCCCTTTAAATGCTTCTTCGATTTCTTTGTTACGTTTGTCTACTGCCCTGACATACTTAGACGTAGGTGAGACGTTTGTTTTTTTAGTCAAGTAATCCTTGATTTTTTTAAGTACCTTCATACCTTTAAGTTAGATCGTGATAGTTTTTCTTGGACATCATCACGGAAAGCTTCATCCTTATCGTAACGAGGATCACTCATATCGGAGACAACCTGAGCCATGCTCTTGTAAACATCTTGTGGAGAAGACTTTCTACCTGTTACCAGATTAGAGTCACGTCCAACTGCATCTTCGTACTGTCCCATAAGTGCTTTTACTGCAAAGGTGACTGCTGCTTTGTTTCCTGTTTCAATAACTTCATCAAAGTTTTTAGCGTCAGCATCCGATATATTCTCACTAGCCCATGACATTAATTGTTCGTAACCATTCTTTCCACCAGCGATGTTATGTACTTCTGCTACCTCTGCATCTGATAATATAGGAGCTGCTTCAACTTGAGCTTGCTCCATACCTACTTGGTTACGCACACCTTCAAGGTATGAATCAACCATAGCTTTGTTAAAACCAGCTTTACTGAGATCAGTGTACATCTCATCAGTGAGTGTCCCGTTGTTCTCAACGAAATACTCATTCATTTTAAATGGATCTATACCATTATCTTGAAACTGTTTACTAATTTGTTCTCCATATACTTCATTAGCAGTCTCATAGTTGACACTACCATCTTCAGCATAGAAATCTTCTTGAGTAAACTGAGGTGTTTCTTCAGTAACTTCTTCTGTTGGTTCGTTATCTAGTTTACCTAAACCAGATTCCTCACCTTGTTTCCTTTGAAGTTCAAGGTAAGCTTTCTCTAAATCTTTTGGTGATTTGTACTTACCAGCAAGCAGACCTTCTTGGTCTGCCATCATCTTCTCACCAACTTGCAGGGAATCCTGCTCTTCTTTGCTGAGATTATCTTCAGTCGTCACTGTATCAGTGGCGGCATCATATGTAATTGTTTCTCCCATAGGTGCTTACTCTTGAGGTTGTGGTTGTCCACCCTGCATAGCTCCAGCCATTGCTTCCATTGCTGGTATAGCTTGAGGGTTTTTTGTAGGGTCCATTGCAGGAGCACTAGCAAATTGTCCAGCTTGCTTAACAAGTTCAGCTTGCATCTGTGTAGCTTCAGCTTGTTGTTGTTCTTGTTGTAACTCTTCCATGCTTTTAACAAGATTGAGTACATCAATACCTTGAGCTGCAGCTAATCGTTTGATAGCTTCATCTGGATTTATAAATCTTTGTAATGCTTCTGGTCCCATAGTCTGTGCAATGGTAGTTACAAACTGAACCAATGCATCCCTATCCTGTCCACGTCCTAGTGCATTTATACCTGCTACAATAGTAGGTTTAACTAGGTTCTTAGGTACAGCAGGGATCTGCTTACTCCTTTGTAGAGTATGCATTTTTCTATTAAGATATGGTATTAAAAATTCAGTTGTAAGTAAACTAAATAGTCCACCCAACTGTTGCTCTAATTCCATTTGAGTCATACGAACTTCTTCTGCAGTAGTTCTTTCTGACTGTCTCACATTGAGAATAAGGAAAGCTTCTGATAATCTCTTCTCTAATACATTAACTAATTCAAATGCTGTACGGAAGTCAGCAGTTTTACCTACTTGAACTACACCTACATCATCTGGTCTACCTTGTATGATAGCCCCATTACCTGCTTGTGCTAAAGCTTGTGGCTTAGTCACTGAGCTAGGGGATACAGTGAAGATCACTTTTGCTGCTGCAGCTGATCCTTCAACCAACGCTTGCATCAATGCTTCTAATGATTTAAGATCACCAAGAAACTCTTCTACTCTTGAACGTCCATAATCCTCACCATCTACAGTTACAAAACGTAGAGGAAGGAAAGGACTTTTATCTTTAGGAGATTTACCTTGACTATCAGGTACTAATATATCATGTACTTCTTGATACCATATCCAACCTTTCGGTGTGAGTTTGATACAAGTATAGACATCTACATCTTTATCTGAGTCTGATCCATCATCGTTTACTACCTTTTTAATATCCAAGAGTGGTAGTAAATCTTTACTAATTTTTTCTTTTGTAATTATCTTAATGACGTTACCGTTACCATCTCTTTCCACCACGTAACGATTAAGAGGGTACATTTTTATACCATCTTTACCCATATATAATAGGGCATTACCTGTTACTACAAGGTGTTTTATTGCGGAGAATATTTGAACACGATCAGTAGATGCTGCGATAGCTTCCATAATCATTCGTTCAATCTTAGCAAAACTAAGATCCATCTCACTCTTTGCCTCTGGCGGTATCTCAATCCCTAACTTAGAGTCATCTAATTGTAGTTTAAAGAAACTTGTAGAAGGAGGGAGCAATCCTAACATGAGTTTTGAACTCAATGTGACTACTCCTTTAGCCCCTACTGATTGCCAAGGCGTTCTGAACTGAGCATAAGGAGACTTGTCATCTCTCATTAACAGTGTAGGTATTGTTAATTCTGCACAGTCGTATGCAATATTTAGAAATTGTTCACGGTCCCTAGATAATTTTTCGTATTCGTTCCGTGCGTATTTCATTATTTAGTAGTCTTAGTAGTTGTTCCAGTACCTGCATTAGTACCTGTATTAGTACCTTGAGGTGTGTTGATACCTGAAAGCCCACCTGTTGCTGGTTTCTTAGTAGCTAGTTGTGAAGTACCTGCTGATCTTGCTTTCTTCTGTACCTTTTTAGAAGTGATCTTAGCCTTACGCTTAGTCTCATCTTCACCCATAGGTGCAGGTGTTGGTGTAGCTGGTGGTTCAACTGGGGCACGTTGAATCATCTGAGGTGCTGGGGGTGGAGTAGGTGGAGCAGGGGTAGGTGGAGTGGGTTGTGATCTGTTACCACCAAAGATCGAACTAATAAGTGAGCCGCACATAATTATTTATCTGAGAGTTGTTGTTTAAGTAATCTTATAATAGATATTTGACCTGCTCTATAGGCGATCTCCTTATCGGAAAGAGTATGGTCAGGGAATTTGTCGGGAAACTGATCTTCAAGGTCATTAAGAAAACGCTGTAGGTCGCCCCAGTTAAGCGTACTTTGGTAAGTTTGTATTGGCATGTTCAAAAAAAGCTGGCATCCTAGCTGCCTT